TTATGCAGTCCGTTTCCAAGTGTAAACCGCCAGATAGGGCGGCATGTTGTTGTGGGGATTCCCTCCGCCTTTTAGTGTTCCTGCCGGATACATTTCCCCTCCGTTCCAATCCTTCCACCCTCTATTAATATTGCCCGTTGATGCAAAAACGTTCTTGCCTAAATACAACGTATTGCTGCGGTAGCTGCTATCATTTGATGCATTATCAGCCAATTCTTGGTACATCCTTCCTTGCATCAAGTGATTTCCGTGGCTTGGCATCTCTCCTTCTGTAATCGTATGCGCTTCCTCGCCGCCGGTGCTGCCCGCCGGATGCTTCGCGCCCGCCGCCAGTAAAAACACGTCCTCCAGCCGCGCCCATGTGCCGCCGAACAGCGTCTGCGGGTCTGCGGCATTCACGGACAGGTAAATACTCCCCACGGGATACACCATGTCCAGCAGGGTCTTGCCGCCCACCTGCAGCGCGCCGTCCACCTGCACATCCTCGCGAAAGCGCGCGTCCCACGCCACGTCCAGCAGCTCGTCCTGCTCCGCCGCCTTGCCGAAGGCCGCCCCTCGGCCGCCCTCCTTCAGATGAAAAGCCACCTGCTCCGTGGGAATATTTTCCTCGAACTCCGCGGAGTTGCCCAGACTGTCCGTCACCACGATCTTAGCCGTGTAGCTCCGGTCGGCGGCGATCTCCACGTCGCCGGTGACAAGCCCCACCGCGCCGGAGGGCAGCGTCACCCCCGCACCGTAGCTGCCGCCTACGCTTTTCCAGTAGCCCATGATGGCGGCTGTGTTCCGCCCGCCGATGGACGAAAATTTTGCCGTGGCCAGGCCGGCGATGTGGGTGCCGCTGTCCGCCGCAGTGCCCTCGCCGTCCGAACGGTAGAGGGACGCCCCCACCAGCATCGGCGGGGCGTAGCTCTCCAGCGTCACCGTCACGTCCTCCCAAGCCGTAAGCCCGCGGCTGTCCGTCACCGCGCAGCGCACCGTGGCGGAGGTGGCGGAAATGGTGTCCGTTCGGTAAGGGCTTTCCTCCGTGGTCTTTCCCAGATACGTCACGGCGTATTTCGCAATGCTCGCCCCCTGCTTGCAGGCGATCTTCGAGCTGTCAAACACAGCCTTGGCCTTGGAGTAGCCCTGCACCCACGCCGCGATGGCGCCGGCCTTGGTGCCGCTGTTGTCATAGGTCACCGCCGCCCAGCCCTCCGTCAAAGCGGGCTTCATGCCGGCAGGCACCGAGGCGGTAAATGTCACAGTCTTCGTCCCGATGAGAGTGCCGCCGTTATAGGTCTTGCACGTCAGCGTGCCCGTGCCGCTGGGGCTGTCGGGGATCTCCGCCGCCAGACTCTCCGGCACCGTCCACAGCACCTCCGTGCCGGCGTTTTCGGCAATAGCCCCCGACGCCGAGCCGAAAACGTAGCTCAATGTATGGGTAAAGGCCGAGGACGCCCGAGGCAGGCTGATGCGCACCGTCTCCCCCATCGTCGCCGCCCCCATGACGGGTTCGGTAGCACGGGGGATGGCGGTCAGCTGAAAGCTCTGCGCCGCCGCCGTGGCCGTCAGATAGCCGCTGTCCTTCCACACCTGTCCGCTGAAGGCCGACACCGTGAGGGTCTTGCTGCCGTCCGCGTCGTGGCTCACCTCCAGCGTGCCGGAGGCGAAAGTGTGCTCCTTATAGTCAGTGATGTTGGAGTACGTCCCGCCGGCGTACACCGTCACTCCGCCGATGGAAACGGCGGACATTTTCACGGCGTTGGAATAGAACTTATGTCCCGGCGTGATGCCGCAGGACCAGTTGATGGTAGTTTTGTTGGCGGAAACGTCCTGCCCGCCGCTCTCCCATTTCACCCAGAAATACGAGTCGTAGACCACGCCTGTTTTTATGGTCGTCGCTGCCATTTTCTCATCCTCCCATCCACTTGAATTTCACACCTGCAGTGAAGCTCACGTCCCACTTCCCCGCGCCGGTGATGCGGTCGGCGGCGATCTGCGCCACGGTGAGCTTGCCGTTGGAAAAATACGCCGTCTCCTGCCCTCCGATGTAGAACGACAGCTTCTCCGTGGTCCACACGGACATATTGCTGCTCTTGTCGATCTCGTCAAAGACGCCCTGCTCCGTTTCCACCCCTGTGCGGGTGGTCTGGATGTTCCGGCCGATGGCGATGCCGAGGATGGGCGTCGTGCCGTCATAGTCCACGATGCCCTGCCGGATGTAGCCCTCCATGTCGGTCTTGTAGGCGGAAAAGTCCGTCCCCACCCGCTCCACGTCCGCCTGAATATCCGAGGCGAACTTAAAATACCGGTTCAGCCCCGTGGGGTCGGCCTCGATCTCCTGGCTGATCTTCTCCAAATACGTCCCGAACTCCGACGATGCCACATAGCTGCCCTTCAGCTCCGTTTCCAGCCGATCCATCTCCTTGCGCACGGCGTCCGCCGACTTCACGATGAGGCTTTTCAGCTCCGCCGCCGTCTGCGCCTGCGCCGCCTGCACGGTCTTCTGCACCGTCTGCGTCTGCGGCTGCTGCTCCGCCTGCTCTGCGGCTCGGTTCAGCATCTGCGCCAGCTGAAAGAGATAGGCGTACTGCTTCTGCATCTGCTGGCTCAGCGTCCCCGTAGGCGCCGGAGGCATAGTCATCACGTTCACAGCCCGTCACCGCCTCTTTCATACAGCGCCGTCAGGGTGAACAGCACGCACTGTCCGCTGCCCTCCAGCTTCAGCCGCAGATACCGGCACTGTCTGGGGCGCACGGCCACCGCCTGTCCCCGCAGGCTGCCGTTTCCCGTCAGCTGTCCCTGCTTCTGCCAGCTGGCGCCTCGGTCGTAGCTCACCCACACCGTCACGGTCTTGCCCTGCTCCGGCCGCATTTGCAGCAGCAGCTTTGTCAGCCGCTTGCGCTGTGGAGTCTGCAAGCCCAGCTCCCCGCTTTCGGCCATCCACGAAAAGCTCTCCTCCGCTTCGCCGCTCTCGCCGTGGAGGCTCCAGAGCTTTCCGTCGGTACCGAGGCAGTAAAGCTCCGAGCCTTTGCAAGCAAAGCCCACAGCCCGCAGTCCGTCCTCTCGGTGCCACTGGCTCCTTTCGCTGTCATACACCAACAGGGTGGGCGTGCCGTCCTCCTCCAGCGCCGAGAGGTAGTATTTCCCCCGCCATGCGCCGGCCACGCCGCCGTGGAGCCGTTTTTCCCCCAGCGCCTGCGACACCGTCACCGGCAGGCTGCCATCAAAGGCCTGCACCCCCTCGTCCGAGAGGTACAGCAGCACGCCGCCCACCACCTGCAGGCTCTTGGCGCTGCCCTGCTGCACGCCGCTGCACTCCGTGGTCACGATCTGGTGCGCGCCCTGGCTGGCGGCATACACCCGCTCCATGCAGTGCTCCTTGAAGAAAATGGGGTTGCCCAGATAGCTCACCGCGCCGGTGAAGGCTCCGTCGCAGCCGCGCGCCGCCGCATAGCTGTCCGTGGCGAGTCCCTCAAAGCACCGCCAGTTTTTGAAATCTCCCAGCTTGCTGGCGTAGATCTCGTTCACGGCTCTGCCGTCCGCCATGCCGTACTTACAGCCCCAGAGCCGGTTGCCGCTCTGCACCACATAGTCCATCTCCGGCACGGTGCGGCTGACGGTCACGGCCGCCTTCAGCGCAGTGCTGCCGGCCACGGCGCCGGAAAAGACCACCCAGTCCTCCCCCACCGCACGCAGCACCGTTTTGCCGTTGAGCCGCTCCACGCTGCAGCCAGAAATCGTCACGCCGTCGCCGGCGGCGAAGCCCTCGCCCAGTCCGGTGGCCTGCACCTTCACGCACACGCCCTCCACCGCCGTCCAGCTCTCTTGGCTGAACTGCCGCAGCACCGGCACTGTGCCGGACACATCCAGCCACAGTGCGCCCTCCTCCGGCTCCTCCGGTGCACCGGCGCTCTCCACCACGCCGCTGTAGGCTTCGCCCCCTGCGTCGCACAGGCTCACGGACGACCCTGTCGCCGCCGTCCGGCTGCACTCCAGGCTGCCCCAGTCCGTGAGATCCTTGGTGTTCAGATACACCTTGTCGGGAAAAACGATGAGGTAAGCGCCCATGCTCACCAGCTGCTTCTCCCCCTCCGCCAGCTCCGGCCCCGCCGCCAGACCGTTCACATAGATCCGCCGTCCGTCCACCCAGAGCAGGGCGTCCTTGGCGATAAGCCCCTCGGGCTTTTCCACCGTGGCCGAAAGGCCTCGGGCGGGCCGTGTCCGCAGGGCGGGATACCCCTCCGAGCACAGATTTTTCATCTCCCGAAAGCCCCCCATGCGCACGCTTTCCCGCCTGTCAAGCCCCGGGAACTCCGTCACCGTCACCTTTTCCATATCGGTTTTTTTCAGCGTCGGAAAGAACATCCCTCCGCCTCCTTTCAGCAAAAACGCAGGCATTTGGCCGCCTGCGCCCCACCTTTTTCCCGCAGCGCCGCCGCCTGCATCTCCGCCACGCCCTCGTTCCAGAGGCTCAACGCGTTGCTGCAGCGCACCATGTCGCCGTCGGCATAGTGGATCTGCGCCTGCACATACAGACCGTAGAGTCTGTCATAGGGTGCCTTGGCCGCAAGCGCGGTGCCGTCCTCCAGCACCTCGGGCACGCTCAGCTCCTCCCGCAGCGCCGGCTGCAGCACCTCCCGCACCAGCGTGCACTCCGCCTGCAGCAGCCACCGCAGCTTCTCCTCTCGGGTGTAGGCGTTGGGCAGCAGGCCGTCCACCTGCGCCAGCACCTGTCCCGCCGTCGTTCCGCCCATAGCTTCCTCCCTTTCAGTTGGCCATGGTGTCCATGTAGCGCCGTGCGGTGTCGGCCATCATGCGGCCGTTCTCCAGCACCTCCGCCACGCATTCGGGCACCTCCACCTCCACGCCCTTCATGATCTTGTAGTTGCGCCCGTTCACGGACACGATCACGAAGTTCTCCTCATTTTTTCTGCCTCTGGGCAGAAAGACCTTGCTCATTTTCTCCATGGTATCTCATCCTTTCCTTTTTGCGCCTGTCGTCTTCTCCCCGCAGGGATCCCTCGCCGACAAATGCGCCGTCATATGCGCAGCCATAAATCCCGCAAAACCCTGTCATTGCGAGGAGCGCAGCGACGCGGCAATCCGCCCCCCCACGCCGCACTCTCCCGCTCTCCGTAGGGGTCGGCATCCTCGACGACCCGCCGATGCGCACCGCACACCCCCGTCATGCTTCCGTAGGGCGGGGTGCCCTCACCCCGCCGCCGACCTTGCACCGCGCCTCTTGTCATGCTCCCGCAAGGGGGGCGGGAACTCCCCCGCCCCCCTCTGCGGAGCAATCCGCGTCAGTTTGCCTTGTCCTCGCCGGAGTAGGAGGAGCCGCACTCCACGCGCACCATGTACTCGTCGTACAGGATGGCAGCGGCGTGGATGCCCTTCCAGCCCACACTGGAGCGCTGATCCAGAGGATCGGCGGTGCCGGAGGAGCCGCGAGGCTTCACGATGACCTCGGTGCCCTCGCTGAGATCCACCACGCCGTAAGCGCCCTTGCCCACGAACAGGCAGCCGTACACGGCGCAGCCATCGGCGCCGCCCTCGCCGGGATAGATCACGGCATCGTCAGCGGCGGTGACGTTCTTATCCAGCGTCAGCACGGAGGCGGTGTTGCTCACCACCTTGGCGCGCTGGCCGTTCACGAGAATGTAGCGGCCTGCCAGTGCGCCCTCCTTCACGGTGCCGCCGTCAAAGGTCACGGCGTTCTTGCCATTCACGGCGCCGTTCACCGTCAGAGTGCGGCCGTCCTCGGCCAGATCCTCGCCGCAGAAGATCTTGGCCTCGGTGGTCTCCACGAAGCGCACACCGTGCAGCTCACCAATTTCGCCCGAGAAAAGCTCCGTGGCAGCAGCGTACTGGTGGGCGGCGATCCATGCCTCGTCCTGGCGCAGATCAAAAGCCACAGAGGGGTGGATGATGCACACATACTTGCCGTCAAAGGTAGGCGCGTTCATCTTCTTCAGCTGGGTGGCGGCCTTGGCCACCAGCTCGCTGGTCATCTTGCAGGCGGGGGTCAGGGCGGTGCGGCTGGTCACGGCGGTCTGGGTGCCGTCGGCGTTCAGCACGGGGGCATAGATGACCTGGTTGCCCTGCTGGATCTCATTGCGGGTCACGGTGTCCAGGGTCAGACCCATGTTGTTGCCGTGGCGGTCGGTGATCTCCAGCACCACGTCGTCAATGGCCGTCAGATCCAGCATGTCGGACACGGTGGTGTAGTCGCCGTACTGTGCCAGCTCCTTGGTGATGTAGCTCACGGAAATGCCGCTGCCGTCGGGGGTCACGCCCTCGGTCAGGGGGGTCAGCGCCTTGTCAAAGGAGCCGAACTTGCGCCACTCCACGGTCTTGCCGCCGCCCACAGGCAGAGGCTTGGTGGCGGCGAACTGGTTGTGCACCAGCTGGGGCTTGGCGTTTTCCAGCAGCTCCATGCCGTAGTAGGTCTTCATTTCGGCGCTGAGGCCGCCGGTAGTCTGGGTGTTTGCGTCGGCAAACATCTGATAATTCAGTTCCATAGTCATTTTTCCTTTCTTAATTAAAAATTTTTTCCTGTTCCTGCGTTCCGAAGCGTCCTGCCTGCGCCCGCCGGATCATACATCGCACTCCCCATCATGCTCCCGTAGGGGTCGGCGTCCTCGACGACCCGCCGATGCGCACCACGCCCCCGCAAAGGCTCTGTCATTGCGAAGCCAGTGCGCTCACTGGCTTCGCAATCCGTAATACCCATGTTCTGCACTCTCCGCGCACGCTCTCCGCTCCGAAACGCCCTCCTGTCAGAACCTGATCTTCTCCCCATCCAGCACACGCTTCCGGATGTCCGCCAGATCTCGGCTGGTAAGCCCTCTGGGGTCGCAGGCAGTCACAGCAATGCTCCTGCCGCCGTTTTCCGCCACCCGTCCCATGGTGGCCAGGCTTCCCGCCACCTGTTTGCGGGTGCGTCCTGCGGCGTAGCGCATGGCCTTTTCCATAAGCTCCTGCCGATGCACCGTTTCGTAGGCTTCCACTGGTTCCGCGCCGGCCAGCACCAGCCGCCCGAACCGCGGATTTTTCAGCTCCTCCTGCCAGCAGAACTCCGGATACAGTCTGCGCACCGCCCCCTCCTGCTCCCGCAGGCGACTAAGACGCTGCACCGCCTCCTCCTTCTGCCGCAGCTGCTGCTCCTTCAGCCGCAGGTTCTCCTGCCGCATACCCCGCAGCCGTCCGTCCAGAATTTTCCGCACTCTAGCGTCGAACTCCTCCTTGTACTTTCCTCGGATCAAAGTCTCAAAGTCCTCCTGCTCTCCGGCGTCGAGAGCCTCTGCGCCCGTTTCCTGGCAGACCTGCGCCTGCTTTTCTTCCATCTCCATGGCGTTGTCCTTTCCCGTGGTAGGCCACGACCCGTATCATCGCTCCCTCATCGGGAGAAATGGCCATCTGAACCTGTCTAAAATTTCCTCGGAATTTTCCGACAAGTGGAAAATAATTTCAATTTTTCGCGTCTGCGAACGCGAACTCTGCGAGGCTTTTTTGCGCGCGCCCTATTTTTCACGCACCTGCACGCACTGGGGAAATCGTCTCTCCAGCTGCCGCAGGCCGCACTTCACCAGTTCCGTTTCCTGCTCCGCGCCCCGCATGGCCACGCTTATGTACCCCGGGCGCATCACCAGCTCCCGCACGAGATTTTTCTCCTGCAGCCTCTCGCAAAGCGCCAGCATCAGCGCCGACACCGCCGCGCACACGATGTCCTGCCCTCTGGGCGCAAAGCCCGCGTGCCCCTGTACCGTCAGCCGCTCCGGCTCCGCCGTCACCCGTATCATCTGGGGCTTACCGCCTGCCGTGCGTTTCGTCTGGTGCACTCCATGGCGGACAGCTTCTCGCCCTTCCAGCCCGCGCCGCCGCTCTTGCCGCTTCTGGGTGCCGCGCCGAACTTCTGCGCCAGCTGCTCCGCGAGATTCGTGCCCTTGGCCTCGTCCACCACCGCCGCCGCCTGCAGCAGCTGCCCCCGCAGCCGCTGGATCTCCTGCTGCTGGGTCTGTCCGTTCTGGAGCATGGCCATGACCATATCCTTGTTCTTAAAGTCCATCAGCTCCAGACACCGCAGCGCCTGCTGCGCCATGTCATCGCGGAAAAAGCCCATCTGGAACAGCTGCAAGGCAAACTGGTTGTACTCCATGGTCTTGTAGGGGTTTTCCTGCTGCGCGGAAATTTCCAGGTCGAAGGTCGGCACCCGATAGGACACCTCCACCCCGTCGCTCATGGCCACCGGCTGCAAGCCCGCGTTGTCATAGCTGGCAAACTCGCCCCCCAGCAGGCGGAACTGCCTCGGCAGGCTGTAAAACTGCCTTATCAGCTCAATGCACAGCGTCACCACGTCGGAAAACGCCTCATACCCGTCGTCGATCATGTTCCGCGAGAGCTTCCCGCCGGCCTCCTGCAGGGCGGCGATGGCCGTGGCAGCCGTCACGCCGGAGGCAACGCCGCCGTTGGCCACGTCGCGGTTGCCCGCCGTCTCCTTCATCTCCGCGATCTTGCTCTGGAGAATGGCCACGTACACGCTGTCCAGCCCCGCCGTGTGGATAGGGGCAATGGAGTCGCTGCCCAGATTGCCGTTGGTGTGGACAAAGGGCTTGGTCCAGTCGGCGTATTCGTTTTCATTCACCGCCCCGTCGGCCCGCACGAAGAATCGCGGTGTCGCCGCCGCCAGCGTGTTTTTGAGAATGGCCTGATTCATCAGGTCGATCTGCTTCTGGGGCGACTTGCACAGGTCGATGTACCCGTACCCGCAGGGCGTCCCCTCCTCGGGAAACAGCACGTCGAACACGAAGGGGTACTTCCCGTGGTCATACCAGCCCCGCCTGCACATAGGCAGCCCCACCGGCACCTCCTCCAGGATCGGCTTGCCGCTCTCATCCACCCCCGTCACGCGCTGCTCAGTGGGGGTCTGCCAGTCGTTTTCCGTAGCGTAGAGCACCGTCTCCCCCACGAATTTGCAGTATTGCAGCACCTTCCGCCCGCCGTCCGAGGTGTGGTAGTACCAGTCCACCACCAAGGACTTGTCCGAGGTGTCCACGGTGTCGTCGTAGAGGAACCGGCTCACGGTGAAGCTGCCGCCCCCCAGCTTCCCCTCCAGCTGCGGGTACATGCGCAAAAGCTGGGCGTTGCTCACCAGCTCCGTGGAGAAAAAGTTCTCCGAGTCCTGAATGTCCCGCACCCCCGGCTCCCAGAACAGGTTCAAAAGATCCATGCGCCGGATGGCGATGTCCCCCAGTCCGCCCAGCTTGCCGGCGTCCCAGAACACGCCGTAGGCGGCGCAGCCGCTCTTGAGCTTGTACCACCAGGCGTCGGAGTACGTCCGCTTGAACTGGTTCTGCTTGAGCACCACGGGCAAGATCTTCGTCAGCTTCCCCGCCTCCATGCGGTCGCCCTCCTCGCGGGGCAGCACCGTAGGCTCCGGATAGCAGTCCATGGCATCTGCGTGCTTGGAGAGGATGCAGTTCACCAGCCAGCCGCTGGTAGGCTGGGGGTCGGCAGGGTTGCCGCCCTGCCCGTTTTTCTCCATCTGCTGCCAGTGCCGCATTTTCCAGAACTGCTCGTTGTCGATGATGCGGCTCTCCAGATGCGCCTTGCCCTGCTTGTATTTTTTCAGGATCTGCGCCGCCTGACGCACCTCCTCCGCCCCGATTCGGGGCTTCTGCAAGGTCGCCGTTTCCATTTCGGCCAT